CAGAGAGTGAGGTGCCCAGCACGGCGGCGGAGCCGGACGCGCTCAGGATTTGGCGTTGATTGGTGGGCAGATGGGAGAGCGGATCTTCAAGAGCGGCCGCCTGGCGGGCCCTGAGCGCTTCCGTCTCGCGAATGATCGCGCCGGTGCGCTGGGTGGAAGACGCGGTGAACGCTTCAGATGCGCCGCCCGTATCCCGCAGCGCATCGCGGAGCTCGCCGATCTGCGTGCGCGTCTTATCCGCCTCGTCCCCGAGCGCCTTGATCGCGTTCTGGACGCCGACACCTGGCGTGCCGCCTGCCGCCATCCCCTTGAAGTTGGCGAGCTCAGCCGTGATCGCTTTGAGCGCAGTCTCCGCCTTCGAGAGCTCCGCGCGGAGCTCTCCGGTCGTGGCGCCTATGCTGATAGTTAAGTCTTGATCCGCCACGAGCCCTATCCTCGCCAGCTGCCGCCGTGGCGCCGTAGGACAGCCGCCAGGTCGTTAGTCTCAGGCGCGGGCTGCTGAGCCTGCTCTTCTTCTGGAAGGGCCACCGTGGGCTCTCCACGCGCGCGAGCGGCCAAAATGATCTGCCGCTTACGCTCTAGGGCTTCGGGTGAGGTGGGCCTGGTGGGCTTCAGCTTTGGCATGTCATTCATGCCAGGCGTCATCCCCGCTTGGGTCGGCGGCTTGTATCCGAGCTCAGCGGCCTTCAACCACCGGGTCGGCGGGCGTTGTGCCCACTCTTGGCAGAGCGCCAGGTAACGTCGCATCGTCCATCTCCGGTCGACGCGATCCCAGCTGCCGCCTTCTATGCCGTGGCTGACGAGCTCGGCGATGATGGCGGTGCAGTCTCCGTCGAATTTTCGGCCCCGACCGCCGCCGTATCCGGGGCCGCTTTTTCCCCCTTGGGGATCAGCCCCGACTCTCCCAGCAGTTTGATCGTGGCGCGCACCAGCTCCGCCATCTGATCGCCACGGAGCGCCAGCTGTAGCTGTCGCTGTAGGGCATCTCCGCGTAGCTCCGGCGGTCCATCGCGCTCGGGATTGGACAGCGCCGCCACCACGATATCGAGAGATGCGTCCGCCTCTTCGACGATGCCCACCGCCTTGAGTAACCGCTGCACCGATGGCCATGCCATGCGAATGGTGTAGAAAACCATTTGGGGGACCAGAATGGTCTGGTCCCCGAACTCGATGCGTACGCCCGACTCTGGATGATCCATGATTGCCTTTAGGTGGTAGTGAACAGAAAGGTGTTCCCGCTGGCATCCGCGAACGCATCAAAGGCGAAGTCAGACACATAGAAGTCATCGAGCTTGGTCGGGATCGAGAGGCTCGTGCCCACGCAACGATACAGCTTCAACGTGATGTTGCCGCCTTCGAAGGTATTCGAGAATTCCGCGGTAAACTGCGGCGTGTTGCCCATGAAGGGGTTGCCACCAGCGACGGTCATGCCCGCGGTCGCGGTGTAGGAGTAATTGAGGAACGCCAGCTGCCCAAGATCAGAGCTCGAAAAGTCATAGACACCGGCGGTGACGCCATATTGGCCCGTGGCCGGTAGGCCCGTGACGAACGTCAGCCGCTCGGCATTGCTGCCATTCGTGCCGTTCTGAAATGTCACGCCGAGATCATCGAGGAATGTGGCGGCGTTGAGAGCGGTATTCGAAGAGCTGATCGTGATGCCTTCGTTGTAGGCGATCAGAGTCTGACCGGCCGACAACGTGCCACCCCAATAGATGGTATTGAAGACGGCGGCGCTGATCTGGGCGACCTTGGCCTTGCCGCTGATCTTGACCTTGCCGCGCGCCACGTCAATCGGATATTGCGATTGACTGTAAAGCATTTTGGTGTCGCCGCTGAAGTCAATGTTGACCTCTTGCATGGCACCGAAGCGGACGGGAGTCGAATTCGCAACGTCCTGACGAACCGCGAACATAACGCCGGAGCCGAAGCCGAACTGCATAGGGTAATCCCCACCTGAAGTCGCGCAGCATCGTCAGCTCGCGAACCACGCCCGACGCTTGCCTTGGTGGTAGGACTAGAAGCGCGCCCGGCTTAACACGGGGACGCTTAGGGAACCATAAGCATCAGGGGAATCAGGATCTGACCTTGATCATCCAGATCCCCGGTGTCGACCTTGACGCTACCTTCGATGCGACACCACTCAACCAAGCCGCCCAACGTGAACACGTCATCTTGTGTGTCCGGGGCGAGCACGGGATACACCGCATCCATGATTTGCTGGGTGATCTTAGCGCCAATCTGGTTGAAATCGGTGCGAAAATATATGATCCACGTGGTGTGCAAAATGCGGCGCGCCGGCATGCCGCGGCTGGGAGCGGAAGGAGTTTTGGCGGGCTGCCATACTGTGATGTATTCCGCCTGATAAGCGGCCGGTTGCAGATCGGGAACGACTTGCGAGAAAGGTTTGACCCTTCTGGCCGAATCGCCCCAAGTGAGCAGGCTCCTAGCACCGATCGGGATCGTGAAGCGCACCGCCCGCAACTGCACAAAGAGCGCCTCAAAAATCGGCTCTAGCGATGTCGGAACGAAGCTCATATGGGATAGCCTTCACGCTTCAGCGCGTCGAGTGCTGCCTGTTTGATCTGCGTACCGATATCCACGCGCATCTCCGCCAGCGAGCGGCGCAAGAATGAGCGCTCCGGCATCCTGGCGCCAGGGTGGTCGACGTGCTGGGCGAACACCACCTCTCCGCTGACGGCGCCGGTGCGAAACCCGATGCTGCGTTTGGAGAGGAACCGTAGCGCCGTAGCTTCCACGGGATCAATCTCGTGCGGCGGTGTCGCGCCGCCATATTCCTGGATATGCGCGTATTCGACGCCTTTTGAATACACGCTCCCTATGGCGCTCAATGCATCAGCCTCGAAGGTCTGGCCGATCGAGGACAGCAGCGCGCCCGTCTTCGAATAGAGCGGATGCCCGGAGGTGACATTGCTGCGCACCTGCGCTTCCAATTCTCCGGTGAGCTGTTGCACCTTGGTAGCTACGTTCGCCATGACCACGCCCGGCAGCTCGGCGAAATGCGCGATGAGCGTATCGGGCGAGCCCGTCCATGTGACCGAGAATTTGATCATACGGGAGTCTTTCCGGCGAGATGCGTGTAGAGACTCAGGCGCTGCAGGCCACTGGTGTTGACCACGCATTGCAAGAGATAGGTGACCTCGCCCAGCAAGCCGCCGACCTGGGTATTCACCTGAGCGTTTGGCTGGCTGGTGGAGGTGCTCGTGACAATGGAATTGCTGGCGCCCAGATGACTCTGCGCGGCCGGATCGAATCCGGAATCGGCGGTGCACGTGATCTCTTGAATGCTCAAAATATATTCGCCGACGGCGAGCTCGGGCCCAAAATCGAAGCCGATGTTTTCGAGCTCAACGCCAGCATCTTGCGGCGGGGACAGATCATTGCCCTGCGACATGCTTTACCTACTGATGATGACGCGCCGCACGCGCGGTGACGACGAGGTGAGTGTAACACGGGTCGCCGCTACGGTAAGCCGCGTCGCTGTCGGATGCTGCGCGACGCGCGACCGATCCGATGGCGCGATGGTGATGCGGATACGCGGCGGGAATCCGGATGTCGTGATCCGGCTGCCTTCCGCGACAATCGACATCTCGATCTCGATATCGGCGACGCTGTCTGACGCGATGGCGCCCAGCGATTCCGCCATGGCCAAGATCGAGGTGAGCGGGGAGCCGAGTGCCTCCGCGAGCACCGGTGCCGCGATAAGGCCGCTGCCGAGCGCTTCCAGCGCAGCCATCGCGGTGAATATCTGCGCCCCAAGTATCTCATCCGGAATCACGATGCGTCGTATCTGTGACCCGAGCGCTTCGAGCGGTAGCGGGCGCCCGTGTATCGGAGATCCGAGCGCTTCCGCATCGATTAGGGTCTGTCGGGTCTGTGACCCGAGCGCTTCGATAGGCGAGCCGCTCGCGCGGATCTCTGACACAAGCTGCTCGCTCGCCGCGGTCTGGGCCCGTAGTTCTGAGCGCAGGCTCTCCGTCGGAGCCAGTGCGGCACGTAGCGATGTCGCCAGGCTTTCGGTGAGGGATGGATATCCACGGATGACGCTCCCGTCGGCTTCGGCCGGCGCCGGCAAGCTGCGGCTCTCGGCAGTCAACAGCTCCGTTTGCGTGATCCTGCTTAGCGAAACCGACGAGAGCGTCTGTAGCGCCCCAATCATCGGGGCGACGTATACGTTGCTAGTGGTCACCCCTGAGACGCCCCCGCCCCAGCCTGGCGCGGTCTGCGTCATGTGGCATCATCCGAAAGCGGGGTTGATCCAGACGGTGGTGGACGTCTTGGCGAGACGCACAAAGGCGCGCACCCAGCCAACCTGATTAGGCGTAACGGTTACGCTCATCTGCAGGGTCACCGGGCTTGCCGGCGAGTTATTCCAGACTCCCGTGCCCGCAGATAAGGGCGTGGTCGTATCGAGCAGATTCGCCTGCGTCGTGACGAAAGATCCGGCGGTGTCTGTGCTATCAGGCAAATATTCCGCTTCCATCCAGATGTCGCTCATCTTCAGGGTGGCGGTCGCCAGCACCTGAATAGCTGCAGTAACGGCGGCGCCGGTCGTGCTGTTCCATTTGAGAATAGGGAAGGATTCGAATGGGACGCCGGTGCTTGTGGAGGTGCTCACCAACTTGTGTGAGTAAGGATTGACGCCGTCCGTGGCGCCCCCAGTCATCGTCACGGTGAGATCTGTTGATAGCTTGCTGTTATAGCCATCCAATTTCATATTCGTATAGTTTGTATTGCCACTGTCACAGTTGACGAATTCGGTAGTAGGTCCAGACGCTCCGGTCGTTTGCGTATTCTGCCAAACATATCCAGAGCCCAGCTTACAATTGGTCAAAAACATCCGCATGCCAGGGGAAGCGCCTGAGGAAATAACGGTGGCGCTACCTAATGAGCTGAGGTCGAGCCCATCCAGAATGACTACCGTCCCGGCTTGTCCGCCCGTATTCGTCGCAAAGAGGGAGGTGGGGATGGTGCCGCTCACCGCGGCTTGGGTCGATGTGTTACGCCAACGCAGTATGCCGCCGCTGCCGCCTTGCAGTTTGAGTGCTTGATTGGCCGCGTTAAAATTGAAAGTGACGTTTTCAAGATCGATTACGCCAGCCGAATTAAATCCAAAAGGAACGTTGGCGGCCGTGAGCTTGATAGTGCCATTGCGGAAACGCATCGTGGGCCCAAAGTTCACGGCATTGGCGCTGGCGACAGTCAGCCCCCATACTTCCAAATTATTACCGAGATTTACAGCTCCCGCAGTATTGGCGATACTTGCTCCAGATACAGGATTAGGATCTGCCACTACTGGTGGCACACTTTTCGTTCGGTCGACACTGATAAATCTAACCGGCAGGGTATTCGATCCCAAGTTGAGATTCATATTGCTGGCGGTTTGTATCTCCGAGTGATCGCTGGAAAAGAACACGGTATCACCGGCGTTCACGATACCCAGATTGTTCAAGGCGCTCACGCGCGCGACGGGCGCCGTCCATGTATTCGTCACGCCATTGTCGTGCTGATGTGCCTCTTGCGCACCGCACTCGGTCCAGACGGCGGTGCCGCCATGGCCAGACTCATTGGTCGTGCCGCTATCGGTGAGCGTCCATGTCGGTTCCAGCGTGCCCAGCGTGCCCGCTGTGGTGACACGAAACGCGCGCTCGTTACCTGCGGTGGGAGCTGATTGCCGGGTGATCTGGCCAAGCGTGACTGTGGCGCTCGCGGCGAAGGGCGCGGTGCCCCATGGCGTAATGTTTGTCCATGCTGTACTTGACACGTACCAATTAGAGACAGCCATTAGGTGGTCGCACCCTTGGTATTGACGGTCGCGGCGCCCTTATAGGCCGAGGTGCCGGCCGGCAGCGTCAGTCGCATCCATACGCCCTGCGCGCCGGCGGTGTTGGGTGTCGCGCCGCTCGGGAGCGAGCCCGGCGAGGCGATCACGCTGACGTAGCTCGGCTGCGTCACGAAGGTCAGAGACGAGCTGTCGCCATTCAGCGGCAGGGTCTGCCGATTGGCGATCGTCGCGGTGTCGTTGAGCGCCTTGCACAAGGCGATATCGAGTAGCGCACTTCCTGGCAGCGACGGGGATTCGCTGGCGATCTCAGTCTGCGCGCTCTGTAGCGAGGTCGCGGTATTGTTGTTGACGACAAACACTTTCTCATAAAACGTCCGCGACGAGCCGCCGGAGACGTCCGCGGTCGCGGTGGAGAAGCAGCGAGTGACGGCGAGTACCGCGTTCGGCGAAATCGGAAAGAGCACGCCCTGATAAACATCATAGGTCGACGTGTTATCTGGGATCACGCTCCAGTCGCGGTTGACGGCCACGGTATCGGTCCCGTATCCCGAGCTCGCCACGATCTGGCGCAGCTGGTTCGCGCCGGTGTTTGTCTTGATTCGGATGATGTCGCCGACCGCTACGCTGCCGCCGTCGCCCGACTGCAGGACGAAGAGCGGCGGGGTTGCGCCATTGGTGTTGGCGGCACCCGTCTGCGCGGTGCGTGCGCTGAGAAGCGCGGTGTGC